TTCTGCAATACCCAATGCAATGTTGATTTGGATTTGCATATAAGAAACAATGAAGTTGAACACTTCTTTGAAGGCATCACGCACAACTTTGAACTTCACAGCCAAAGCAACCATTGCAACACCAAACGCAATCACAGCAGCCACCACAATGCCGATTGGGTTGGCAAACAAAGCAACATTGAACGCTGTCTGCGCCACAGTTGCAGCAAGCATCACCAAACGCAATGCAGTGAAAGCAGCGATGACAGCCAATACAGCATTGCCAAACGCACCCATATTGGCTGTGGCTTTGAAAAACTCACCAGACAAGAACTTGATACCAGCACCAAGACCCTGACTGCCAACAATGTCAGAAAACTTTGAGATGACAGGCACAACATTGTCAATCACATACTGCGAGAATCTCTCAACATACGGAATCAGAATGTTGCCCAAATCCTCAGCAGCATTCCCAATAGCAACACGCATACGATCGAACGCAGTCATACTGGCAATAGCAGTGCCACCAACCTGCGCTTCAACTTCAGCAAGAATTATCTTCTGCGCATCAAGGGACTTGCCTGAATCAACAAGCGTTTTGATTTGGGCTTTCTGCTGGTCACTAAAGTTCACACCAGCCCGTGTCAACGCATTGATACCCTTCACAGGGTTTGACAAAGCCTTGCCAAGCATCTTTGCAGCAGCATCAGTAGAGCCAAAGACATTGCCCAAATCCAATGCAGCCATTGAAGCCCTGTTGAAAATGTCGTTGCCTGCACCAACTTCATTCCTGACTTGTTTGAAAGTCAACAACAAGTTCATGCTTGATTGGATTAGTTCATCATCAATGCCAGTCTGGTTTGATAACTGTTCAGACAAATCACCAACCTGTTTGGCAGTCAAACCAGCAGCACCACCAGTAGCAGCAACAATTGCTTCAGTCTGCTTCATCACCTTCTGTGATTCATAAGCAGCCTTGACAAGACCGCCACCAACCACGCCAACAACACCAGCAGTGATTGCACCAAACTTTGCCATCTGCGCACCAAGCGCACCAGCACCCTTGTTCAAAGAACCAAGAGCAAACTGAGTTTTCTGACCTGCGCCATCTAACTTCTTGAAGTCAGCAATTGCTTTGGTAACACCTTTGGAATCAAAGGTACTGATGATGGGTACTACAACAGCCATGACTAGAAAGCCTTTCCAAATCTGCCCAATGCGTTGCGTGTTTGCTTTGCAGCCTGCATTGATTGCTTGTTGCGCTTCTGTGTTTCTTGAGCAATCTGCACAGTGAAACGCTTGCCGATTGCATCAATTATTTTGTCAACCTTGTGTTCTACAAGAGGGTAATACTTTGGAACTGATTTCCACATGACACGCGATGGTTGACCAGTGCTGTTCAGGTTCTTCACAAACTGCTGACCAACCTTGCCATCACCACGCTGTGTCTTTGCCAAGTCCCAAATTGAACCAGCAGCATCAGCCTGAACAATGCGCAGAATTGGATATGCACCAGCGTTCGATCCTCTGCGCACCTTGCGCCCACCAACCTTGACCTGCACACCACGCTTCACCTTTGATGATTGCCATTTTGGGAAGTCAGCACCAGCAGTGTCATTCATCTTGCGTCCACGGGTGGTGCGTCCATACTTCACCCAGTTGATTTTTCCTGTTGATGATTTCCACGGTTTATCTGGGAAATCGTTTGCAACAAGCAGACGCAAATCATTTGTCTGATTCTTGATATCAGCAACAATGATTTTGTATGTCTCACGCTCTAACTGGCGCAACGATTCCAACACAGGTGCGACACCATGCACCATGTTGTTAGTCATTGAAGCCATTGCACTACCTTACTGCTGATGCGTAGCAGTTCTACGCCAGTTGATGTATTCCCACATTGAGCGAATGTCTTTTTCATCTTCATCGATCAACACAGATGGGGCAATGCCTGCTTCAACACAAACGGTGATGAACCTACCGTATGTGCTGTCTAGTCCAAAGGGACTTGCTTTGTCTCAACTTCTGATGGCAGATCTGGTACATCTTCAGAGACAACATCAATTGTCTCAACCTTCTCAAGCCAAATGTCAAACTGCTCTTGCGTGTGCTTGCAACGGATTTGTGTTTTCCATGCCAGCCAAGCAATGTCAGTCAAACGCAGTTCTGTTTCAAACTTTGTAACGCTTCGATTCCATGTGCGTTCAAACGCTACGAAATCAGCGAAGATTGCTTCACAGTCTTTTGTTGTCTCATCGTTGAAGATGATTCGCATTTGCATTTTCATTTTGTTGCTGTCCTTGTTTTGTTTATGAAGTTGTCTTGACGAGAGTGCCGCCAGTGAAACTCAATGTTGTAACCACTAACTCTCCAACGCCACCTGCGACGGGGGTATGGCTCGAGAGGAATGTCCCACTTAGTGTGTACAACGGGCAACTGGCAGAGGTAGTGGCGTTGGTTGGCTTCACAGTCACTGTGGTTGTTGTGCCTACCAGCGGATAAATCAATGCTTCCACACTTGTTGTTGGTGAACCAGCAGGAATTGTTGTGGCAAAATCCTGCATCAAAGAAACTTCAAGTGAGTTACTTTGCAAACCACCAGCAAACTTGCGTGCGCCAGATCCATCAAATGAAGTGACATCAATTGATTCAACTTCATAGTTGAGGGTCACGCTGTTGGCTTTGCTTTGTACAGCAATGCCATTGATTGTGATGACTGCATCAGTCAGTGCAAGTACAGCCATGACTATGCAACAGCCTTGGTGATAGTGCCGCCAGTCAGGCTCAATGTGGTCATAGCCAATTCTCCAACGCCACCTGCAACGGGGGTATGAGAAGCCAAGAAGGCAGTGATTGTGTAAGAAGGATTTGTTGCGCTGACAGCACCAGATGTTGGCTTAATGACAACAGTGGTGTTGGTTCCTACCAATGGATAGATGGTGGCTTCTGTCTGTGATACGGCGAAATCCTGCATCAGCGAGATTTCAACAGAGTTGCTTTGCAAACCACCAACAAATGCTCGAGCCCCGCCCGAACCAAAACTGGTTGCATCAAGTGATTCAACTTCATAGTTGATTGTGACACTGTTGGCTTTGCTACTAAGCGCAACGCTGTTGATTGTGATGGTGGCATCTGTGAGTGCGAGAACAGCCATGACTATTCACCTTCCGTGTTTGTGGTTTTTTGTGACTTAGAAGAAACAACTTCAAGGTGTCCACCTTCAAGCAACGCTTGAAAGTTTACATCTTCAAGTTCTGCTTCTGTGACAGTGCTTCCTTGGTTGCCAAGTGTGCAGTTGTCGCTGATGATTTTGTATGTTGCCATTGTGATTATCCTTCACCATAAATTGTGAGACTGAATGAGACTTGCAGATATTCTGCATCATCTTGTTCTAGTGCGCTGATGTTTGCAGATGTTGATACAACCAAATCTGAACAAGCACCGCCTAGTGTGCGGTCTGCTTCAAGCGCAGCCCTGATTGATTTTGCACCTGTGGGTGACAGGAAGTCATCGAGGTTTGTCATTGCAACACGATCGACCCATCTGCCAACAACCACATACACAGACCAATCAAACTGTGTGACTGCGCTACCCATACCCATTGTCTGATGATAAGAAACACCATTCAGGATTGGGTATGCGAAAGGTGGGTTTAGTTGTTCAGGTTGATATGAATACGCACGCACACCACTGATAGTTGCCAAGCGAACTTTCAAACCTTCAGCAATGGCTGCAACAGAAGCCACTATGCACCACCTGCACCAGCAGTGATTAGTTTGTATGAATGCAACAGGTCACGCACATCTGGGTCAACAGCACGCACCTGAATTGCCATATCAGCAAAACCAACAACACCTAGTGCTGCGTTCAGACGGGCAAACTGGCGCATTGAAAGCAGAATGCAAGCCTGTTCAACATCAGATGGAACTGCGTTCCAACCCCACTGCGCTGTGACCTGTACTAGTGGCTTGTCATCAGCGATAGGGAATGAATAGCCATTGATGCAAACAATGCGTCTGTATGGCTTTCCTGTGATAACTGTGTTCAAAGGTTCTAACTGGTACTGCTGTCCCTGTGTCCATGTCGTTGCGTAAGACCCATCACCAAGGCTGTCAATCTTTACAGTGACACTGCTGTTGGCAATGTCGTTCAGAACACCACATTCATAGATCGAAGCAGGGTAAACCTGAACAGGGGTTTGGTTTGTTTTGTAGAACCAACGGTTGCATTCTTCATCAATTCTGCGCGACGCAGATTGAATTGCTGATTCAAGCAAAGTGTCATCAGCATTGTCAGTCAGGCGCAAAGCAGCCTTGACTTGTGCAAGTGTGCAGTATCCATTGACGATAGGCATTGCTAGTCAGTTGCACGCTTTCTTGTAGCAGGTTTTGTTGCACGCTCAACCACAGGTTCAGCAGTAGCAGTCTCAACAACTGGTGCGCTGGTCTTTGTGTAGCCAGCATCACGCAAAGCAACATCAACTTGCTTCACACGGTCAGGGAGATTCCTGCGCACATATCCTTCACGCTCAATAAGCAGAGCATCAATCAATTGTGTATTCATGTTTTCTTTCGATAGTTGTAGGGCTGGTTGCTGTGTCCCGACAAACAACCAGCCCCATCAACAATGGAACCTTCAGTAGTTAGAAGGTTGGGGTGACAAGTGCAGTGCCTGTTACCTTTGCCCAAGCATTCTGGTAACGGGCTGCTGTGTATGCGCTGTAACCATAGACAACTGCAAGAACATCAAGTTCTGCTGCCTTTGGCTGGTCGAAACGCAGGTACATTGGCGCACCGTCTCCATCTTCCCAAAGATGAAGTTCATTGGTATCACCAATGTAGATTGCATCTTGGTTTGTTCCTGCACCCTGATTGGTTGCCACATTGGCATCTGTAACCACAGGGAGACCTGCGATTGCGTAACCACTGTTTGCATAGCGCACAACGCCACCATCACCGACTGCAAGTGCATTCATTGGTGACTGTGGAACTGGTACTGCCAATGGGCGGTTGGTGGTGTCAAGTGCCGCAAGAATCCATGCCAAACGGCGTGGGTGCATCACGATGACATTTGGGTTGCCGAAGTAGGTGGTTTGAACCTTCTGAATTGCATCAAGCAATTTCGGGTACAACTCTGCAACAGTTGGTGATGCGTCTGTTGCGGTCACTGACTGACCAGCAGATGCTTCAATTTCTGCAACAACTGATGCGTCAAGTGTGGTGTGGTATGAACGAATCAAGTCATTCATGACCAAGGCATCAACACCTGTGCCACGCTCGAGAGCCTGACGGGAAACAGTCTGCTGACCAGCAACAGTTACAACGCTGATGTCCAACTTGGTGTCGTCCATATTGGTTTCAGATACTGCTGCACCTTCAGATTGTGCTGCTGTGCTTGAACCTGTTGTCACCTTGCTGATACTGATGGTGAGACCAGCAGCAGGCAACTGATGCTTGCGTGCAATGTCGGCAACTGGGCGACCAGCACGAGCCAGCGGCGCTGCGAGTTCGGTGAGGAACTGCGGCACCACCAAACCTGCGAAATTTGCTGAAGTGACATCGCGACGCTCAACACGCTCTTCATTCATGTGGCGTGCAAGACGCTCTTGTGCTTGCCAATCGTTGTTGAACTGCGCAGAGAATGCGTCAGCCAAGAACGATGTGTCACGGTTCTCGCGTGAGTAGGTGCGTGCTTCCTTCTTGACAACAGATGGTGATGCAAGACCAGCATTGGCACGCATCTCTGCTGCCTTTGCATTGCGTGCTTCAAGTTCCTTGTGCTGCTCGATTTGAGCGTCAAGTTCTGATGCGGAACGAAGAGCAACGCCGATCTGGTCATTCTCTTCTGTGGAAAGGTCACGGGCTTCTGCTTCTGCAACATCAACGATGTTCTGTGCAGTTGCAAGATGTGCGTCACGCTTTTCAATCAACTTTTCTGAAAGTGCCATTTTGGGCTTCCATTCTTGTAGTGGGTTTGTTGTTTGTTTTGAGTGTCGCGGTGGCGTGTGGCTACTTGACGGCTCTTGCCATCGCTAATGCAATTTGTGCTTTGCGTAGCGATGTTGGTGCAACGGTATCAATCACTGTTTCATTTGGATTGCTGTTGCGAATCTCTGCGCTGGTTTCCTCATACGCAGGGTATGTCACAATGCTGACATCATGAAGTTTGACTTCACGCAGTTCACGCACTGTGCGTTCTTTGTTCCATGAATCCTTAATGGTTTCAAAAGCAAAAGACATCTGGCTTACATCGCCACGCATCAACGCACTGCGCATCTTTACTGCGTCAGGGTTGTTGGGGTCTAAGCGTGCTTCCATGTATAAGCCTTTGTCATCTTCACGCAGTTTCAAAGTACCTGACTTGGTGCGTGCCAGTGGCACACCAGTGTGATCGATAAGCAAACGCACATCAGCACCATCTTTGATGGTCTTGCGGAATGCGCCACGCTTGACATATTCAGTCCAAGGCAAAGGTTCTGAAGGTGAATCAAAGACTGCAGC